TACTGTTGGCGGGTTAGATATATATGTACACAAGTACATGGGTCCTATTGTGGATACCACCGATAACCCAGGAAATAAAGACGCTACATTACCGGTTTATACTTCAGAAAATCCATTGTTTATCGAAGATTTACTATTGTTGGAAAATAGAGATCGTGCGTACGATCCTAACATTTATATTATGCGTGGTGTTTATACGCAAAACGATATTAATTTTGATTTAACACAATTTGGATTATTTTTAAATAACGATACATTGTATATTACATTTCACTACAATGATATGATTGATACTTTTGGCCGTAAATTAATGGCAGGCGATGTACTCGAGTTACCCAATCTCAAAGATTATTATCCATTGAATAGTAATATTACTAGAGCTTTACCAAAATATTATGTAATTCAAGATGCTAGTTATGCTTCAGAAGGTTTTTCTCAAACTTGGCTTCCGCATACTTGGCGAGTCAAAGCCACGCCAATGGTTAATGCTCAAGAGTACAAACAAATTATGGATCAACCGTTCATGCCCGATAACATTTGGGACAACGGTAATTTTTATCCTAGAGGTGATATTGTTAATGATGGCGGAAAATATTATGAAGCTAAAGCTAATGTACCGCCCGGAACTCCTATTACCGATCCTAATTATTGGGCATTGATTGAAAATCCAACCACGCTAGCAGATGCTGGAAGTACTCGCAATAAAGATTTAGCCATTAATGATGCTTTAATTATACAAGCAAATGCCGATGTTCCGCTATCAGGTTATGACAATGTTAGTTTTTATATATTGCCAACTACACCATCTGGTCAACCAAGTAACGAAGGTTTGTCAACTAACACAAGTGGTGTTACTGTAGACGGAATGCAACAAGGCGAAGGTGAAACTCCCAAGTCTTTTGGATACACTATGGGATACCTAACAGGCGATAAGATGGCACCAAATGGATTGCCAGTTACACCAGGTGTTAGTTTTCCAATGGGCCCATCAACAGGAGATTATTGTTTGCGTTTAGATTATTTTCCAAATCGTTTATTCCGATACAATGGAGTAATGTGGACAGCTATATCTGATGATGTGCGTACTGAACTAGATTGGGGCCTTGATAATAAAACTCAGCGCAGTTCCTTTGTTAATAATCCATATACAGTATCTACATCAGATCAAGGTAATATACCAAGCCGTCAATCGTTGTCTGAATTACTTAAACCAGAAGCTGATAATGGTAACCAAGGCGGAAATAAACCTCCTAAACCAAGACCCCCAGGACGATAATGCAAACTTATTTTTTCGACGAACAGATACGACGTTATCTAATTCAATTTGCTCGTATGTTTTCAGGCTTTCAAGTAGAGTTTGGGCGTAACGAAGCGGGCGCAGCAGGAACTGGCGATACATTATATCGTGTACCTGTGCGTTACGGAGATGCTAGCCGACAAGCACAAGTTATCCTACAAGAAAATAGTGCTAGTAATATGCCTTCAACGCCATTGATGACATTTTATATTACCGCGCTAGACTTTGATCGCCCCCGTATGCAAAATCCAACTTATGTTGATAACAAGAGTATTCGTCAACGAGAATATGATCAAGCAACAGGAACTTATGAAACTACGCAAGGTAACGCTTTTCAGGTTGAGCGTTATATGCCCGCACCTTATAAATTATCAATTAATTTAGATATTTGGACTAGTAATACTAATCAAAAAATGCAGTTGTTAGAACAAATATTACCATTGTTTAACCCAAGTTTAGAAATACAAAGTTCAGATAGTTTTATGGATTGGACTAGTCTAAGTATTGTAGAATTAGTATCTACTGGTTGGAGTAGTCGTAGTGTTCCGCAAGGTACCGAAGATCCTATTGATATCGCTACTATTAAATTTGCCTTGCCCGTATGGTTATCATTGCCCGCCAAAGTTAAAAAACTTGGTGTTGTGGAAACTATTATTGCTAGTATATATGACGGCAAAGGTGACATGATTAATGCTATTCGCAACAATGATTTATTATTAGGTACTCGACAGTATATTACTCCATACGGGTATCAAGTGGTGTTAATTGGAAATAAATTACAAATTTTAGCTCGCTCAGCTGTAGTTGACGAATCAAATAACGAATTGCCGCCACCAGATCCAGTGGAGCCAAGTAATTTAAATTGGACTCCAGTAGTTGATATGTACGGAACATTGCGCCCAGGCATTAGTATGATTGCTCTTACACAGGAAGATAGCTCACAAGTATTTGGAACCGTAGCATTTGATCCAACTAATGATCAATTTTTATTGTTTACCGTTATTGAAGAATCTATTCCGCCCAATACATTGTCGCCAGTAAGTTCTGTTATTAATCCGTTAGCTAGTGGCCCCGGGCAAGGTTTACCACAGGCAACTACAGGACAAAGATATTTATTAACCGAAAGTACTGGTAGTAATGATGGTTACGCACAGGCTTGGGCTGGCATTGCTGGACAAATATTAATAGCACATCGCAACGATATTATTCAATATGACGGCAGTCAGTGGATAGTTTCTTTTAGTGCTGAGTCTAGTCCTGTAAATACACAATATGTTACAAATATTACAACTGAGATACAGTACAAATGGACTGGCAGTAACTGGGTTAAATCGTACCAAGGTCTTTATCCAGGTGGCCAATGGTCACTAATAATCTAAAAATAGTCAACGCTGTTGGCATTTGGTTTTACAGTCAATCAACAAATCGTTATTTGTATTTGGTTCGCAATGATCCAAAACATCCAGACTCATGGGGATTACCTGGTGGAAAAATGGAGCCGGGCGAAAGTATTATGGCGGCTATGGTTCGCGAATGTGAAGAAGAAATTGGCAGTATGCCCGATTATATTAAACTAATGCCATTGGAAAAATTTACAAGTGCCGACGGTGGATTTGTTTATAATACTTTTTTTTGTGTAGTTAAAAATGAATTTAGCCCTAAATTAAATAACGAACATTTAGGCTACGCTTGGATTGATTCAGGAACTTGGCCTAAGCCATTACATCCAGGATTATGGTCTACTATAAATTTTGAAGCAGTACAAAGTAAAATTTCTACTATACAGCAACAACTTCAAACATCACAGTAAGTAACAAAATCTCTAAAAGTTAAACATTTAGTATTAAAACAACTTAGCCATTCGCCAGGCATATTTAATTCATTGCCTACCATTATAAATTTAGTTCCAGAATAAGCCTTAATTATTTTAGTAACTTGATAAATCCAATTACTTTGCCCAGCCTTGGTTTCATTGTCATATCCTATCATACATATTTCTTTGTGGCCGTCAAATGCTGCAAGATAGATAGGAAGCACAGTAGTACACAATAAAGGATTATACGGAATAAGATAAAACTCACCTGGTCGTTTAACGCAATTTTTACTATTGGTATAAACAATATTATTTTTTGTATAATTGTTTTCAACAAGTGGTATTAGATTATTTAAATCTGTATCTACAGTAAAATCTAATCTCATTTCATTAGAAATAGCAGCGGTACCATAAGTTTGTAATACCAATGACCCTAGTAAACCACCTCGATGATTTTGTAATATTGTGTAGTCAAATCTATCTTTGCTTTCAGAACTACCTATAACTGCAGCTCTGCCAGACAAGTGTTGATTTACAACTGGATTTTCAATCCATACACGGGTTTCTTGTTTTTTTCCGCCGGTCCACTTGGTTTCACTTATAACAAATTCGCCTGGGTAGTCTTTTCTGTATCTAGCTTCCATATTATGTTGTTATGTGTTTACGCAAGTTGCCCAGGATGCAGAGGAGCCACCAGCGGTATTGGCACTTGCTGCGGCTACACCACAGGCAGTGGATGCGCAGGTAGCGTAAGTGTATTTGTTTCGAAATGTGCCGCCGCAGGCTGATGTATACCCTAGAGCAAATATTCCCCTTGTACTATTACCTGCGGCAGACCCGCCGTAATGAGCTATACTTGCTGTACCAACTCCGCAAGCAGTAGAAGTACAAGATGCGTAGGTGTATTTGTTGCGTGTAATTGAAAATTGTCCGCCTACAGCTCCCAACGCAAATATTCCCCTTGTGCTATTACCTGCGGCAGAACCAAAATAGGCGCCAGCACTTGCTGCTCCTACTCCACTAGCAGTGGATGAGCAACAGGCGTAGGTGTATTTGTTTCTAATAGTTGAAGCTCCGGCTGAGGTACAACCTAATGCGAATATTCCTCTTGTGCTGTTTCCCGCGGCAGACCCGTAACCAGACTGGTCGCTTGCTGCTGCCACACCAGAAGCGGTTGAGGTGTCACAAGCGTAAGTGTATTTATTACGAGTGGTTGTTTCATTAAAACCTGGATTTAATCCTAGTTGAAAAATTCCCCTAGTGTTGTTGCCCGCAGCTGCTCCACCATAACTGCCGGCACTTGAGGTAGCTACTCCACAGGCAGTGGATGAGCATGTAGCGTAAGTATATTTGTTTCGAATATTAGATATTGTAGTTGTGTACCCTAACGCAAATATTCCTCTAGTATCATTACCTGCAGCGGCGCCACTACCAGAATTTGCGCTCGACGACGCCACTCCAGAAGCAGTAGAGGTACAGGATGCAAAGGTATATTTGTTGCGAGTGCTACTACAACCCAACTGAAAAATACCCACCGTGCCATCATTTGGCGGGTCAAATGCTATATTAGTGCCGCCAGAAAAAGTAACTCCAGAAATTTCTAATCCCATTTTTATCCTATAGATTTATAATATATTTAGCAAAATATAATAGTTAACAAAAAAGCACTTACTTGTGCTTTATATCATATTCTAGTAATTTGCAAATTATATAATTTCTACATTTGGCGCAGGGGCATCTTCAACACTCACATTAAAATGTAGAAATTGTAGGGGCTCATCTGATTCGTGTCTAGTAAATCCGTGCGGTAACCAGGAATTAAACAATATAAAATCACCGGCGTTAATTTCAAAAACAACTTGCGGAGACGCGAAAGTCACAGCTTTTGGATCACTTTCCCGCATAGAGATTTGTTTTTTACCTGGCCTTGGATCAAACAGCAAAGGTAAGCTGCTATTAGTAGGTACATTTACAAAATAAAACCCTGTAATTTGAGCACCGTCACTATGTATATGTTCTATATGCTGTCCTGAACGACGAAATTCCTGTCCCCATATTTCAGAAATTCTAGTCTGTTTGCCAGTCATATCATATCCTTGGTCAAGCAACATATTAAAAGCACTACTTGAAATTGAGGTAAACAAATTACTAAGACGATCATCAAACATTGACTCACTTTGACAAACATTCCATTCGTTTGGTTCTACCTGAGATATGTATGTTGTTAATACCTTTTTTGTAATTTCTAAATTTTCGGGTTGTGAAAAACGAAGTACTGCTGAAGGAAAAAGTAACTCAACCATCTATGAGCATCCGATTATTAGTTAACAATTTTGTTTTGTCTTTGGCCATACCAATTTTATTCATAACATTTGTAATATACGGTACAAGTTGTGACTCAAAGTCGGGGTGATTTCGCATAGCGTTGAGATGATCTTCAGGAATAGTTCCCATAGACAACAAATAATTTTCTGTACGCCGTTTAAACTCTAGTAACCATTCTTCTCTTTGTGCTGCCTGTGCTGCTTCTAACATAGGAAGATCAGCATATTTTCTTAGCGGCTCTAGTTCTGTCATAATTGATGTAATGGTGGCGAGTTCTTGTTCTGCGCCAAGCACAGCCATCTCTAACATGCCCTCGGCACTTTGCCATTCAATTAAATCTGCTTGTGCGTTTAGTTTTTTAACAGCATCAGTAGATTCTAATCCTTGCTCAATTTCTATAAGTTTAGCTTTACGCCTTAGTAATTTGGCTTTTGTGCTGTCTAATTTAAGTTGTATATCTAGTTTTTGTTCATACATCATACACCAAGCAATGTCTGCTGTTTGACAGTTGTTGGCTATAAAATAACGAAGTTGAAAATCTGAATTGTTACGGTGGGGAGATGAGTGCATAGTAGCAATATTTATTAATTATGCTAGAGTGGTATTATTTTTCACGCATTTACACAAAGTGCCCAGGATGCTGCAGCGCCATTAGTTGAGTTAGCACTTGCTGTACCCACACCAGAAGCGGTTGATGTGTCAGAAGAATAAGTGTATTTGTTACGAGTGGCGCTTGGACTATTACCTGCGCAAGCGGTAATTCCTAAAGCAAATATACCTCTAGTAGAGTTACCTGCTGCCGACCCAGAACAATTGGTTGTACTAGCGCATGCCGCGGAGGTATTAGTATCGGTAGCGTAGGTATATTTGTCGCGTAGTTGGGTTCTAAGAAGGCAACTATAAACAAACCCAAATCCTAAGGCAAATATGCCCCTTGTGCCATTACCTACGGCGCTTCCCCGAGCAGTTCCCCAACTGGCCTGTGCCACACCACAGGCGGTTGATGTACAACAAGCATATGTGTATTTGTTACGGATTCTGACATAATCATTGTTTGACTCTCCTAGGGCAAATATACCTCTGGTGCCATTACCTGCTCCCGCTCCAGTAACACTAGTACCACTAGACGTTGCTACGCCGCTTGCAGTTGAAGTATCACAAGCATAAGTGTATTTGTTACGAATATTTGAAGCAGTTGGAGCATAGCCTAAAGCAAATATTCCTCTAGTACTGTTACCTGCAGCAGCACCACTTTGAGAAGCGGCACTTGCTGTACCTACACCACTAGCAGTTGAAGAACATGTAGCGTAAGTATATTTGTCACGAGTGCTCGATGCCGCACTACCATTATAACCTATAGCAAATATTCCGAAAGTACTATTGCCTGCTGCCGATCCACTATTTGAATTTGAACTAGCGACAGCCACTCCAGAAGCGGTTGATGCACAAGTGGCATAGGTATATTTGTTACGAGTAGCCGAAGGAGTATATGCGCCTGTGACAGAACCTAACGCAAATATTCCTACCGTGCCGTCAGTTGGCGGTGGATCAAATGCTATATTAACACCGCCTCCAAAAGTTACACCAGAAATTTCTAATCCCATTTTTCTATCCTATAG